ATACGCTTCTTGCCGCCCATTGCGCCGCCTTTAGCCTTCATCATACGCTTCTTGCCGCCCATTGCGCCGCCTTTAGCCTTCATCATACGCTTCTTGCCACCGTTGGCATTACCCTTTTTCTTCATCGCCATCTTCGTTTTCCTCTTCAGCATAAAGATTATCGAATATCTGATTTACATCCATTGTATAATCTAAATCAGACTTTGAATAGTGTATGTGTTGAGAGGGTTTAAAATCTGGCGCACCTTCACCAGTTTCAAACCATGCAGGATGCGTGACACGGACACGATTGTTAGGCAAAGCCACAATATTACCAGTCCATTGACCAGCATCTAGTAACTCTAACACATGGCTTTGTTTGTGTTGAGCAGGATCATCCGCTATTTCACTATCTGTATAATCAACAGTAAAGTAATATTTAGCAGGATAAAACTCACCATCTATTTTAGCAATCCAAGGACAGGGTGTAGCTCTATTTATTTTGTACACAGCATGTGTGTGAGACATACAATCCCAAGGTTGCGCTGCATGTACAGGCATAGGTTCAGGCCATTCATCAAAAGGCGTATCACCCACTAGAGCAGTTATAGGCATCCTTGCCCACATAGCCCCACCATGCACATTCGGTTGATCTTCCATATCAGACTCATAACCTGTGAAAATAACTTGAAAACTTAAACACCTATTTGGCATCGTGGTCACAGCCACAGCCATAGCATGTAAAAACTCCCCGTGATAATTTTCATGATTGATTGTATACTCTCTTCTAACCCAACATTTAAAATACGGTATATTACTTTGTAAAAAACTCATGTTTTCTTTTTAGTTTCCTTCTTTTTAGGTTTCTTCCCTTTACCAAATATGTGAGCGTCTACTTTAGCAGCTTTACCTCCAGTCAAAACACTATTGACTCTTGCCATTGCCCATTGATTTGGCGATGTTCCAGGACGATGTCCTGTTCTATACGCAGCTAAACCTTTTTTATAAACTCTGCCTAGCTGACCAGCAGTTACTTTTTTACCTTTTTTTCGGGCGGCCTCTGCTTTTTTTGCCAGTGATTTTTTTGTTGCTGCGCTTAATGTCATCACGTTTTCCTTTCTTTACGGAGGCTTTCTTTCCCGTCTTTGAAGATTTTGACGACTTTGGTTTTACCCATAACTTTGGCTCTTTGTTCTCCGACGGTAAGGATTTGGATCTTCCTAGCAAAAGGTTTCTTAATTTTCTTAACTTTTGCAACAGTTGCTCTTGCATCTGCTGGAGTCGCAAATTTAATTCGGACAGTATCTTTTGGATTCTCATCTGTATATAACCTCCTACCAGAACCTTTAGGTTTTTTGCCTGTGCCTTTTTTTGGGTCTTTTTGTTTTGTCATGTTTTTGACCCAAACATCTTCTTAAACTTTTTAGTATGCACGGATTCTTTAGTTTTTCTTCTTTTACCGCGCTTATCAAAATCACTTGGGAAAACATACGCTGAGGGATCCTTTGGTGACTTTTTCCTGTTACGTTCTATTTCTTTTTTCTTTTTAGCTTTATCAGCAGCACTAAGACCAGCTAAATATTTTGCTGGTATTTTAGGTTTTTTCTTCTTTTTCTTACGGCTCGCTGGAGCTTTTTTAATTTGTTGCGCCATATTAGCTCTGTTCATAGCCATTAGAACAACCTCGGGATTGCAGCAGCCGCTATAATTAAAACAGCTATGCCCCATAACCTCATATCTAATTTATCAAGCTGTTTTTGTATCTGGGCGTACCGTTCACTACAATCTGCCTCATGTTTTTCCAACAGCTTTAACACGTCATCTGCTTTCATTACCAAGCCTTACACGACCAATACCGAGCACTAAATTTATCTTTAGCTGTAGCACAATTATGACGCGCTCTAAACGATTTGCGCCTTCCTGGTTGATCTTTTTTTATCGTCATATTAGGGTCGCCAAAACGAACCAATTTTACCTGACTGCCTTTTTTAGCGAGCACGGCAGATTTTTTCGGACCGTTTGGTGTTTTTTTCGGTTTGTTGTAACCAGAAAAAGACTCCCCCCTGTAAGTGAGCCTTCCAGAGGGGGTTCTTTTTACATCTTTAGTGGTAGCCATTAGTTATATTCCTTACGAACCTGAAGGATAATCGTATAACTATCAGCAGAGCTGTGACCTACAGTTGTGAACAAAATATCACCTGTTTTGCCAGACCCAGCGTTATTTATAATGCCTCCAAAACTGGTATAATCATGATACCCACTTTGGTTTTCCCCTAACTCAATTGCTATCACATTAGAGGTTGCATCAAAAAATAACTGGACTTTCATGCCATTACATTGCCACCATATTTTTTCTATGGAAGCACCTGTACAGGCTTTGCCCACATCATTAGCAGATAGAGAGCTTACGTCTACCTTTGCTACTGCACTTTCGCCAGAACCATCAGAGATGTTAGTAAACTTTAAAACAGCCGTTTTAACGCCATCAATTAAAGTTTGTGAAGTGACTGCATCAGCCATAACATCCTCCTATTAGTATACTGAGTACTCAAGCTCCACAGTAAATCTGCCAGCAGTAATGTCAGCATTTACAGTAGTTGTAGATCTCGCATACAGATGGACATTTGCTACAGCAGCCGTAATGTTAGGCACGAAAATATGATAATTTCCAGCAGTATCATTGAAGTTTATATCAATCTCGGTAATTGACTGCGTGGCACTTAACTGTTCGTTAAAAGACGTCACATCAGCTCCAACGATTTCTGTGCCTGAAACAGCAGCATTAGTAGCTGTCCCACTTGTAGAACTAAGGGCAAGATTGCCAGCCAATGTCTGACCAGCAGCAGTTGTAATCCCTATCAAAGCACGATGTATGAATATCTTACTTGGTGTCACAAGATCATCTGGTGCATCCACATTCAATGTACCTAATTCTACTAAGCAATCGTTATTCGCGTAGGCAGTGCCAGCAGCATTAGTAGCAGCAAGAGTGCCAGCAAAAGATTGTATCTTGCGTGTACCCATGGAAATAAGCTGACCTGTTGCATTTACAGAAAAGCCAGTTTCTGTGATTGCACCAGTGGTTGAGCTTTCATTAATTACTTTAAAACCGCTTTTAGAGCGGACTGGACCTGAAAAGGTAGTTGTAGCCATATCTATCTCCTGTCTTGGCTAAAGTCAGCCCCCATTGGGCTGTCAGGGTAGAGAAATTATAAACAAAAAAAGGGCGGCTAACAAGCCGCCCTTTTGATAAACATGTTTAGGCTCCAGGAGAACCAAATACACAACGTGGGTCAGAAACACCGAAGCTATAACGCTCACGAGCTTTATAGCGTACGTTACCTGTATCAAAGTCGCCTTCCATAGAAGTCCTAATAGCTGCTCGCTCAAAATGCTTGAAGCCGTTAGGCGCATCCGTTTTAATAAAGAACGCATCTGTATCTGTGAGGAAGTTGTTTACAACATACCCCTCAGGCAACATTCCCATATTACGGAGAGCGTTGATGTCGTTATCCGCTGTACCTACACGTAGCGTTGAAGCCATCAACCTTTCAGCTACAAACTGTAGGGCAGATGGGATAATCAACTTACGACCCTGCACGGCAATCTTTAGACCACGCTCATCAATAAAAGCAGCAATGTCAATGAGTGACTGCTCTAGAGATGTTTCGTTAAGGTCAGCAGCAGTGCTGAGTTCGTTGCGGAAAGTGCCGCCACCATTAGTCGGGTGGTCAGTAGCGCATAGCTCTTTACCATCGCCGATAGCAAATGTGCTATCAAACGCATTGTTAAGAACTGCTGCGGCTTTCACTTGCTTTGTGTTAGACATTGAACGAGCCAACGCACGAGTATAACGAGAACTCAAGCGGTCATAAAGGTTATCCTCTACAGCTTCTTCAGTAATCGCAAATGCCAGTGCGATAGTTTCGTGTGTGTAACGAGCAGTGAATGATTCGTTTGCAGTATCAAAAGAAACTGCTGCACCTTCACCCTTGACAGGTGCGGCTCCGAATCCTGACAACATTACCTCTTCTTCAAAAGCGCGATCTGATGTCTCAGTTTCAAAGATTTCAGTATGTTGATTGTCGTAACGGTCGTACTCCAAACCAAATAGAGCATTTAGTCCTGGCTCTAGTTCTTTAAGGAGTTGGGATCTTGCAATAGCCATATCATAAACTCCCTATGCTATACCAGTTGTTGAAGTATGATGCGGAATATTTAGCTTCACTAAGAGTATAACTCCTGCTGAAGCGTAATCAATTCCAGGAACATCTTTAATACCCACAATCCGGAAATTATCCGAAGTTGTAGTGGCTCCTGCACTAGAAACAGAAATTTCACCAGCGGAAATACCATTTGCAGTTTCAGAACCAAAGCCTGTGCCTTCCGCATTTGAGTGAATCAAAGCAGTTGCCGTTGCAAGATTAGTAAGACTTGCATCAGCTTGACACTCGTATACTTGATGAGGATCATCGTATACGAACACGGTTGCTTCTGTGCCAGACTTTAAGGAAGCCGTTCCAGGATATTTATTATCAAAGGTTGGCGTACCATCAAGTGCTGTGTACTCACACCCTGCCATAACACCTAGGATCGCCACCGAACCACCATCTGCTGCGCTTACATCGACCAGACCGTTAGAAAGAGGGATCACCATATCACCTTGATGGATCGCTGATGAAGAACCTGCTACACCCGGAATCTGAACTTTATAAGCTGTCAAACCCATGGAGTTGGCGTTTGAGCCTAGTTTGTTATGAGGACGCAAACCAAAAGGCGAATCAGTATTTGCCATCGATTTAGTCTCCTAACAATTACTCGGTATTATTACTACCGAAAGTTACACGTGATTGCCGCTCAGGTTTACTGATTGGCATTGAAGGATGTTGCTCCCGCATAAGATCATTATCAACAGCAGTCATTTGATCTCTCGTAGCATTACGATAGTGAGCATTCCGCTGTTCTCTAGTTTCTATGGGGAACCTTGCGAGCACCAAACCTCCAACACCTATCACACCAGCATGTTTACCATCCTGAACTGTAGGTGCTTCAAAATCTGGGTACTCTTCGGCGCGAACAAGATCAAAGCCTTCGCGTAGGCGAGCAGACAGGTTTTTCTTATCATCAACACCCATGACTGATTCACGGATCCATCGATGAACAAATCCCTCTGGAGGATCTGGAGCGTCTAATTGAGACGGTGGTCGCCACGGTTTATTGCGGCTAGTTTTTTCCCTAGTTTGGGCAGTGCGTGGGCTTCTATCGGTCATTTCGACTTCCTCACGAATTTTGTAATGCGAGTAGTTGTTTCGCATACTGTTCATTAGTTATACCAAGTTTTTTCGCTATTGCAACTTGCGATTGAGTAAGTTTTACAGATTTTTTATTGGAAGATTTACTGGTTCTATTTGCACCAGCCACAGCGGGTCCAGAAGTCCTATTAGTTTTTTCACCAAATTTGTGCGGAAAGTCTCTTCTAATACGATTATCAAGCTCATTGTAGTAATCATCACTAGTGGGGTCATAACCCTCTTCTTCCACCATTTTTTTGTGTATGCTAAACGCAGTGAGAGTCATAGGCTCATCTTGTCCGAACCACGTATTCCGCTCTGCCCAAGCTGTAGCTTTAGGATCTGGGGTTGGTTTTTGTTGCTGAGGAGCTTGTTGAGGTGTTGCCTGAACTATCTCAGCTTGTTTTGCCGCATATTCTTTTTGCCTTTTGACATAAGCTAGTCGTTCATTATCTTGTGCTAACTTTGCCAAAGCTGTTTGAGCTTCAACTTGTTGATCAATATCACCACGGTCTATGGCTTCTTTAAGTTTGTTGCGTAAACTTTCCTCTTGATAAGTGACTCGCGTTTCAAACTCACTGACAAAAGAATCATCTAACGCTGTGCTTTTTTGAGTGCTTTCCTGTAATTGTTTTTGTACAGCTTGAGCATACTCAGTAGCAGCTTGCTCTCTTCTTTCTGCCTCACGCATTTTTGCAGTAAGTTTACTAATACGCTTTTGAACTGATTCACTATATTGTTCAAGCTCATCATCCGAAGAGTCTGCAACACGTTCTTTTGGTTGCGATTCTTCAGTGGCAACCTCTTGTGTCTCTTCCTCTTTATCTTCCTCGACCTCTATTTCAAGATCTTCAGATTCTTCAAACAACTCTTTTTGTTTTTCTTCAGGCATGGCTCACTCCATGTTAGATGTGCAGAATATCTTCTGGGTTATTAATTGTGGCTAATATTTCGTCATCATTCAATAAACGAACTTCGCCACCCTCTATTTTAAAACGACTTCCAGCGTATCTGCCAAAAATCACCCAATCTCCCTCTTTACACCAAGGATCCCAAGACTCAGTGGCATCTGTAGGATTACCAAATTTATTAGGGTCTTTATAAGCGAGAGGTCCGACTTTAAGCACGTAACCACAAACTGTAGCGAGAGCTTCACGCTCAATCGCTTGGTCTGGTAGTAATATACCCCCCTCCGTTTGTTTTTTACCTTTAAAAGGTAAAATTAATATACGCCAACCTGTAGGTTTCGGTAATTTTTCTAAAGAGGGAACTTCGGGATTTGAGTTTTTTGATTTTTCTTTTGCTTTTTGTTTAGCTATGTAATCTGGGACAAGTAATGTCTTAGTCATCTGGTTCTGATACCTTTTTTAGCAGGGTTTTTAAATCCTGTTCAGTTTGTGCAAGCTCTCCGAGTTTAGCTCGAAGTTCCTTGAAAGCGGTATAATCAGCCACAGCACCATACAAAATAGTTTCTTTAACTGATTCTGACCGTTCGCGAACAACCTTAATCATGTTTTCGTAAAAGTAAAGGTCATTCGCCATCTGCTAATGCCCTCATCCTATCTACCAATCTTCTCGCACGATTCGGCACTTGTGTATACCAACGTGAGTCAACCATCTCGTCTGCAGCTTTGTTCCAATCCCGAGCATCTACACCAGCTTTCATGCCTTTAAATTTACTAAGTCGTGGTCTACCCATGTTGAACATCATATTCGCGATTATATGTTGACACTCGTCAGGCAGGTCATCAAAATCTGGGTACAATACTTTACACTCATCAACGGTCACCGCCATATCTAAAGCAA